CAGCTGGTTGCCAATGGATACACACCAAAGGAAAACCGCGCCGCACAGATCAGCCAACAGATAGAAAAAATAGGTGGGCAAAAAACCTAAATGCTTTTATCAAAATTGTGGATACGATTCCTACCAGCATTGCTGATGATGCGGATGCAATGAATGGCCTATGGGCTGAGGTTTCATGAGCAGGGTGATTAAGCCAGAGGCGGTGCTTGCACGATTACGCCAAGAGCATGGCAGCATGGCGGTGAAGCGGCTGGCCGAATTAGCGGGCAGAGCTACGGGGTACAGCACCCGCGCGGTGCAGGCATACCTACAGCGAGAGCGCAGGATTACCCAGGATTTTTCAGAGCGATTTGCTGCGGCCTATCCAGGCATTGCAGATGATTCCTGGGAGAATGCCAAGCCGCGATCTGCGCGCGGTGCCAGCCCACAGGTAAGCCAAGATGGAGAGCGGCTGTATCGGAAGCTCATTAAAGATTTCTGCACCCAATGCGCTGGTGATCCACCAGGCAAAGGCACCTGCTTTGATGCCACCTGCATCCTGCGGCCTATAAGCCCTATGAAGCTGGCTGGCTCAGCCCATACCAAAGCCCCGATCCTCAGCAGCCAGGTGGATGATGCCTGGCAATACGGCCCCAAATGGGCCAACCCTACGGGTAAGCCAAGCACGAAATAGGCCAAATGTTTCAATCCAGGTTGGATAGAAAATATCCCGCGCAACGGGGTTGCGCCGTTTCACCAGGGGTGATACGCTACCCCCAGCAGGAAGGAAACCAGCCATTCGGTTGGATCTGCTGAAGGAAAGAGGGAAGCAAAATGAGCAAGGAAATTGCTAAAGGCCAGATTGATTTTGAGGATATGGCCAGCGAATTTTTGGCATGCAGCTGCGGCAACAATGTGATGGATTCTGGGTTTACCCAGGTGGAAGCTAATTGCGAGAATGCGCATTTCATGTGCAATTCCTGCAACGCGGCTGCCTGTGTAGATTTCAAATTTCGTTTCATCTCCAATGGAAGGCCAGCCAGGAAGGTGGCCCCAAATGCGTAAGCCGAAATTCAATGGCCGAAAGATGGCCGCTGGTACATACGCCAGCGGCCATACCTGGGCTATGTATTCGCACTACACATACCAGGATGGGATTGCCACCCCACATTGTGGCAAGGGTGGGAGCTACCAGCACCATATGAATTTTGCGGTGCTGCGTATGAATGCGAATGGGTGGAGCATTGATTTTGCCCAGGATCTAGATACGGCCAATGCAATGGTGAAGGCCGCTGGAAAGCGCGGCCTGGGAGAAAAGCATTTGATGGCATTGGATGCTGCTGCTGCGCTGAAGGATGCGCAGGGCTTTGAGCCGCGCTGCCAGCACCTGGAATGCCAGCAGGCCTGGGAGCGAAAGCACGCAGCAGCGGGCCGCCGCATTGCTGCCAAGCTGATGAAGGTAGGTGCATGATGAGCTTTGCTGTTATCTATCCAAGCCTTTTCAATACTAAGCCTGCGCGCACGCTGGATACCTGGCTTGATCTGGTGGCCATGCTGCAAGATCATTTGCCAAGCAAGAGCAAAAAGAGCCAGGCCATGTATAGCCCTGTGAGCCTGCGCAGCGGTGGCAGCCGCAGCAATGAAAGCGTGCAGCAGGTGAATGCGCTGGTGATTGATGTGGATGGCGGTACCGAATATGAGGCTGCCAAGGCTGCCCTGGTGGGCCGCCAATGGGTGGCCTATTCCAGCTTTTCTCATACCCAGGATGAGCCGCATTTTCATATTGTGGTGCGGCTTGATGAGCCTGTTGCGGCCAGCCAATGGCATGATGCGTATGCCGCGTTGAAGGCAGAGATGGGCGGCCTGGGTGATCATCTCAGCGCGCCATGCCATGCCTATTTCCTGCCACAGCACCAGCTGGGCAGCACATATTTTGTTGAGGTGAGCAAATGAATTACACATGGAAAGAGCTGCAAAAGATCCAGGCCGCAGAGCGAAAGCGCGCTAATGAGCGGCAGATTCTCACCGCCATATTCACCGCGCCATTCATTGTGCTGGGCATCTGGGCCCTGCTGGTGCTGTGGCTGAGCTTGCCTATTTGATACACAGCCAGGCGGTTGCATGAAGGTGGCACCGCCTCTATGATCCACAGATGCCGCAGCACCTTCCTGCGGCTCTAGGCCAGGCTGGAAATCCTCTCCAGCCTGGCCGCTCTTTTGCTACCATCCCGCCCATGTGTGTTGAGGTAATCATTCCCCCAGATAAGCCAGCCCAGGCGGTAGCACGCTGGCAGCCCATCATCCGCTACACCAAAAAGGTGGCAGAGCTTGAGGGTATTGATCTGCGCCAGATCATTCTGCACAGCCATCCAGCAGGCAGCCTGGCCTGCTACATGGCAGAGGCGGATTGGGAAGCCCACAGCATCACCCTCTGCGGTGGCCAGGATCGGCAAACCGCTTTGCATGAGCTGGCGCATTTGCTCATTGAGGATTATCACACCAGGTTTTGGGCACAGGAATTATTTAGGATGCACCGCCTCTACCTTCCAGCAAATCGCGTAGGCCGCGCAGATAAGATGGTGGCCAAAGAATATCAGAAAGCACGCCAGCTGTATCTTTCTGTGTATGGCACCCGCCCGCCCTGGTGGGTAAGATCTAAGGATTAGGCCAGCCACCATACGGCCCCTAATAGCGCACCGCTGGGCGCGTACCTGCGGGCCTATGCGCCTGGGTGTTAGGTGTGAGGCCGCTGGGGGCCTTGAGGATGCGGCTGGCTGTGGAGCTGCGCCACCCAGAAAAAATAGTGAGGTGCTATGAATTTTCAGCGGGTGTGCCTTGGCTGTGGAAAGCTCACCAGGGATGGCAATAGATGCCAAGATTGCCAGCGGGCCGCAGCCCGAATGCGCCAAGCGCAGCGAGATCCGCAACCCTATTCCAATCCTGAATGGCGGAAGCTCAGCGCAGCAATTCGGAAAGAGCGGCCCTATTGCCAGGCCTGTGGTGTGCCAGGTAATACACCAGGTGTGCGCCTCTCTGTGGATCACATCATGCCGCTGAGCCAAGGCGGGCCGCTGCTGCCAGGCCGCGATGCCTTACGGGTGCTATGTTTGAAATGCCATGGCAAGGCCACTAAACATACGGCCAGATGGGATGGGTGCTGATAGATGGGTGGCAAAGCGGTGGTGCCAAATGAGGTGAAAAAAAAGCGCGGTACCCTGCGCGCAGATCGCGCGCCTGTTATCAGCTTGAAGGGGAGCCTACCCAGCGTAGGTACAGCGCAGCCGCCCATGCCGCTTGGCCCCATTGCTACAGAGGCTTGGCACCGAATCATTGAGCGCGCTGGTGAATGGATTGCCATTTCAGATAGGGATGCCCTGGCCATGCTGTGCCAGGCCATTGAATTCCATGCGGATCTAGGTGCTAGGATTGCCGCTGATGGGCCTGTGCTTTTCACAGAGAAAGGCTATGCCTACGCTCACCCCGCTGTGGGAATGCGCCAAAGCTGTGAGGATGCAATTAGAAAATGGATGGCAACCCTAGGCCTTACCGCCGCAGATCGCACAAAGCTGGGGATCGCAATGGTGGAAACCCAGAGCAAGCTGGAGCGGTACGCCCAGATGCACCAGGCAGCCAGCCAGAGGGATGGCCGCCGCGCTGGATAACACCCACAGGCCAGGCTGATTTAGAGCGCAGCCTTGGCCCGCTGGTAGCGGATTTCGCAGAGGATCTTATTCCCATTGCAAAGGATTCCATTGCTGGCCTGAGCGGTGAGCCGCTGCATTTACGCGGCTGGCAGCGGGAGCTGCTGCGCCATATGCTTGCACGCAAAGAGGATCTCAGCTTTGTGCACCGCTTTTTCATGGTGGGCATGGGCCGCAAAAATGGCAAAACCGCCCTGGCCTCTGTGCTGCCAATTTATTTTGGGCTGTTTGGTGATCGCGGTGGTGAGATTTATGGGGCCGCTGCGGATAGAGAGCAGGCCAAATTGATTATGAGCCATGCGCGCAGGGCCGTAGAGCTCACCCCTGAGCTGCAAGATAAGGTGCGCATCTACAGGGATGCCCTGGAATTCAAAGGCACAGGCACCACCTACCGCGCGCTGAGCAGCGAGAGCTTCACAAAGGAAGGCCTCAGCGCAACCCTCATTCTGGCGGATGAGCTGGCGGCCTGGCCGAATCGGGAGCTGTTTGATGTGCTGAGCCTCTCCATGGGTGCGCGCCGCAGCCCGCTCTTTGTGGCCATCACTACCGCTGGCCAGCGGGTAGATAGCACAGGCATGGATTCCATTGCCTACACCCTCTACCAATTGGCGCGCCGCAGAATTGCTGGGGAGAATGATGATGCCACCCTGGGCATGGCCTGGTGGGAAGCGGGCGAAGGTGCGTATGCGGATGAGGCGCGC